AGCCGAGCAATCTGTCATATGGAACGACGGGCTTTCACGTCAACGGTGCGGACAGTTCTGACCTTGGAGCAGATCAGGTTGGCTCAAATGATTGGACGTCAAATGCCCTAGCCACCACAGACCCGATGCCGGATACGCCAACCTTAAATCACTGGACATTAAACCCTTTAGATAGTGGTTCGACGTTAGCAAACGGCAATCTGCAAAATAAAGGTGGCAGTAGCACGAATACCCATGCCCCTGCCTTCCCAAAAACTGGCAAATGGTATGTCGAGATTGACTGTATTGACATCAATACTGGAACCACTGGCGCACATTTCTTCGGCATCTGCGATGCGTCAGTACCGTTTTCAGCAAGTTTCTCCGATCATGCAGCTACTAGCGCAGGTCAAGAACGTGGTGGACAACTTCAGAAAAACAACTCCAATACTTCGTCAGGCACTGCCGTAAATGACGGCGATGTCATTGCATTGGCGTTTGATGCAGATAATTTGACGTTGGATTTGTACGTGAACAACAGTGCATCTGGCAGTCAGATAACCGGCCTTACTGATGTTCAGTACAAACTGTGGATACAGGACGGCGGCACAGTTACAAATATGCAATTTAATTTTGCAGAGGCTTCTTTCGAATACACACCGCCTACAGGATTTAAGGCACTATCCACCGCCAACCTTCCCACATCGATCACAGATGGGTCAAAGTATTTTCAGGCAACGCTATATGCCGGAAATGGATCAACGCAGTCGATCACCAACGGCGGCAATTCTGACCTGCAACCCGATTTCGTATGGATCAAAAACCGCTCCGCAACGGACAGCCACGTTTTGACGGATAGCGTGCGCGGTGCAACAAAAATTCTGGCAACCAATTCAACGGGTGCCGAAAGCACTGACGCAGACACGGTGACGGCATTTAATTCAGACGGTTTTGCGCTTGGTGCCGATGTCAAGGTTAATACGTCGTCCGAAAATTATGTGGCTTGGCAATGGAAAGCTGACAGCGCGTGGAGCGAAAGTGCATCGGGAAATATTCTCGCAAGCAGCGGTCGGCGGAATACCACGGCAGGATTTTCGATAGCGTCGTGGACTCATCGAACATCGGCCAACTACGCGATTAAGCACGGCCTATCGACAACCCCAGAATTTTTTATGACTAAGTCGCGAGACAGTGGGACCAACTGGGATTGCTGGCACAAAGACCTTGGCGATACCGCAAAAAGATTAATTATGACTACCTCTGCCGAGATAACAGCTTACTGGGTTGACGCGAGCGACAGCGATGATGGCAGCGGAAGCTACGGCGACATTAGCAGCGGCGAAAGCCCGGTCACTGCTTCGTTGTTCGGATTTCAGCATGACAACTTTTCTGCGACCGACGATATTATTGGGTACTTCTTTCATGGCGTTGACGGGCATTCGTCCTTCGGAAGTTACACCGGCAATGGATCAACGGGGACTGGCGGCGTTTTTGTTTACACCGGATTTACTCCCGCGATGGTCATACTGAAGCGCACCAATAGCGCGCAGGAATGGCAAATTTACGACAATCAAAGATCACCAACTAACGTGATGTCAAAACTGCTCAAGCCAAACGATAGCGCCGCCGAGGTTGATAATTCGCCAGGCGATAATGAAATTTCATTTTTATCAAACGGCTTCCAACTGAACGAAGACAATGGCGGCATGAACGCATCCGGTTCAAGTTACATATTTGCGGCGTGGGCCGAATTACCCTTTGGCGGTGCCGGTGCTGCACCAGCGACAGCGCGATGAGACTGATATGCTGCGCGATTATGTGTGCCGCCTTCATGGCGGCTTTTTTTATGCCCGGCGCGCAAGGCCACGATTTGCCGTGTTTCAAACCGGAGCAGGCCGACTTGCTGCAACCGCGCGACACTTTGCGCGGATACGGGCTGACGACTGAGGGGCTGATCAAGCTGTCGGTTACAGCAACCGGCGCGTTTCTCATCACGTTCAGCCCGCCGAAAACTGACGGCATGGTGTGCCTGGTTTGGATGGGACAAGGCTGGGAGATCGTCACGCCGCGTGGCGAGGAGGCTCGATTGCATGACTGACCACATCAAAACCACGGTCGATATCTCCAGCCTGTTCATCGCCTGGGCGGCGCTGATCGATTGGTTACCTGCGTTGGCCGCGTTGATGAGCGCGATCTGGAGCGGCATCCGAATATATGAGTGGGCTAAGCGCAAATGGAACTAGATGCTCGAATGCTGCTCACGGTGGCGGGCATGCTCGTATCCGTAGTTTCGGCAGCGGCTATCGTGCGACAGCGTTTGGCTACGACTATCGAGCAACTCCAGGACGTCGAAAAGCGTCTACGCGTCATGGATACCCGCATTGATAAGGCTGAACTTACCGAGCAAAAAGTTGCGGTGTTAGCAGGCATGCTTTCCCCGTCAGAAAGAGACAAAGCGGCTCGTGAAATGGCGACCCTAGTAGCCGACACGAAACAGGCGCTCGATCGCATCAAGCACCTCGAAACCATGCACAACACAAAGCACCCGATTGTGGCCTCGGAAAGGAAAGCAACATGATAGGAGCGTTGCTCCCAGTACTCAGCCCGATCCTCGGCGATGTCGTAAAGCGCGTGCTGCCGGCCGACAAAGACAAGGCGGCGGAGATCGAGCGCGAGCTGCAGATGCAGCTTATGATGAACTCCGCGACCGTCGAAAAGGCTGCTGCTGACATTATTCTCGCCGAAGCTAAAAGCGATAGCTGGCTGGCTAGTAGCTGGCGACCAATCCTGATGCTGGTGATCACCGCAATCGTTGCGTGGAATTTTCTGCTGGCTCCGTTGATCGAGCTATCTGTCACGCTGGCAACCGGCGATCAGATACCCCTGCAAATAGATTTACCTGGCGAGCTATGGACGCTGCTGACGGTAGGCGTGGGCGGCTACACGGTTGGCCGGAGTGCCGAGAAAGTTGCAAACAATATCGGAAAACGGAATGCAAATGTATCCAATCGATGAAATCTCTGACGCTCTCAAACGCGAAGAGGGCTATGTGCCGCACTGCTATATCTGCACGGCTGGCGCGCACACTGTTGGCTATGGCAGGAACATTGACCAGAAGCACGGCGGTATCGGTATCTCGGAAGAAGAAGCGGACTATCTGCTGCGCAATGATATCGAGCGGACCATCGAAGAGTGCCAGCAGTGGGCATGGTTTGACGAGCTTGACGCAACGCGCCAATCGGTCGTCGTCCAGCTTTGCTTTCAGCTGGGTTGGCCGCGCTTGTCAGGTTTTAATCGAATGCTAAGCGCGCTTGCAAAACAGCCGCCTGATTATGAGCTTGCCGCAGCCGAGCTGCTCGACAGCCGCTTCGCCAACCAAGTGCCAGCCCGCGCGGCGCGGCTTGCCAAGCAAATGGTGAGCTGATGCCGCCCCGTGGACTAACAGATGAGCAATGCTTGGCAACGCTGGCGGCGGTCGCGGAACACGGCAGCGTCTCAGGTGCCGCTCGCGCACTTAACATCAATCGCAGCACTTTTGAGGGCCGCGTGCGAACGGCGCACACTCGTTTCGGAGAGGCGGAGAAAGTAGAAGACACTGACGAGGTTACGCTGCCAGAGTTTCCTGACGAGGACATATCGCCCGACGAAATCCTCGACCACCTTTCCCGGCGCTGGGAAAAGAAGCAGGAACATCAGCAGGCCAAGAAATGGTTCGACATCAAGATTGCGTCGGACGATCCGTTCGGATTGGTCGTGGTGGGCGACCCGCATCTCGGGACAAGCTGCAACATTCCGCTGCTGCGGCGCGACGTGGAGATCATGGCGACGACGCCAGGCATCGGATGCGTCAACATCGGGGACACGACGAACAACTGGGGCGGTCGCCTGATCCAGCTCTATGCAGAAGAGGACATCAGTCGCGCCACCGAGCGCAAGCTGGCGCAGTGGTTTCTCAAGGAAGCGGAAATCCCTTGGTTGATTTGGTTGCACGGTAATCACGATACAATGCACAGCGAGTTCAGCACGTATTTAAAGGCGATCAACGTGATGCAGGTGCCGATGCTTGACTGGCAGGCACAGTTCAAGCTGGTGTTCCCCAGTTCGACGGTGCGGGTGGACGCCAGCCACAATCACAAAGGCACGTCGATCTATAACCCGCTGCACGGTCAGAAGCGTGCAAGCCTGTGGGGTGAGGACGCGGACATATTTGTCGCCGGGCATCATCACACCTGGGCGCTGGCGCAGGAAGAAAATGCCGGCGGTCAGGTCGTCAACATGGCGAGGGCGCGTGGCTACAAATGGCATGACGA